TGAACACGTGGTTATCACGCTGAAGGATATCCACCTGATCCATGCAACCCAACTTCTCGGCTGCATTGCGGAATCCCTGATACATCGTGGTCGCAGACTTCTTACCGAAGTCGAGCGGCCACTCCTCAGCGGGATCGATACCCGGCTCATCACTCTCAGTCATAAGCTCGTTGAACCGCTCCTCGTACAAGCCTTTGGTGCGCTTGTTCGCATACAGCTCAGCGATCTTCTCAGAAGAGAGACCCATTTGATTTTCACCTCCTTGATGTTTCACTCCCGTTTTGTGGGAATAACCTTACAGACGTAAGGTTAGCACATGGGGTCTTGAATGTCAAGCCCCATCTGCTAGCCTTACGGCTAGTTTACTTGTTACGATGGGCTAGTACCCAAATCGCGATGCAACCTACGATTGGGCCTACGGTTAGAATGTAGGCCCAGACAGCTTGTGATGATGGATTTATCATCGGAGGACTACCGCCATTCTTTCATCGGCCTTGTATGGGCCACCGACGATATCCACCTTAGCTGACTCGATAGGGTTGTCGTGGTTGAACCCCGTACCCACGTAGCGGAAGATCACTTCGTGGTTAGGATCCATCTTCGACAGCTCATCGATAAGCTCTTGAACCGTCATTTGTGCCTTTCTGGTTGTCTACAGCGTATGCAGCTTATCACGGATTTCACGGAAAGTCAAGGTCTGTTTTCAAGCGCGCTAGGCTCAGAAAATCTGAGCGTTGGGTTGTCAGATTTTGTGAGTGACTCGTTCGTCGAACGTATGTTCGCTTTTTTCCGACTTGTCACACCACTACACAACTTACACACTCTTTCATGTTTATGAGTATGTGTGACATTGGGGCGATTGGTGTTACGAACGCCTGTTCGCCCTTCATCCGATCCATCCTTGATTTTCCAGACAAGCTCGATTCGTGTTAGAAGCGATCAAGCTTAGCCGAGCCTAGATTTTACCTAAGCTCGATAAACTTGCACTTCATCGGGATTCCACGGATGATAGTAACGTGACCCGTTAGCTGCCCGATACGTGCGACCTTTCCGTGAACGCTTGGGTGAGCCTTGCTTGCCGTGAAACTCACCCTTCATATCAGCGGTAAGCTTCCCGAATGTCCAGGCTCCGTTGACGAAATACTTGACGTCATCCTTACCCGCGTAAAGCTCAGGATCCACTCCTGTGCGGGCTTGTTCACGGAGGGCCGCCAAATCCTCTTTACTGAGCATTTGACGCCTTTCGTTACTAGGTTGTACTTGCTAGTTACAGAGTAGCGGACTTGCTTGCTACTTGCATTAGAATGTCCTAAGAGGTTAGGGGTGAAAGCTAAGAGTGTGGTGCAGGCTGACTAGTCATAGTCAGCCTGCGATCCACCGATATCCTGAGACATGCGCCTCATGCGCCTATCCTGGGCATTCTGCCGATCCACTGCCGCGTAGCGATTCTCAGTCGCCGCACGTGCCCGACGAAAGCTAGATGCCGGGACTACGGAACTAGTGCCATCGGAGCGAATCACTCGCACGTTAGGCGATGTTCCGGCCATGCGGGTAGGATCCGAGTATCGAAGTCTCGCGGGCATGTTCGGGTAGTCCCGATTGGATTCATTCTGCGGAATCATGTCCATGCCTCGCATGTAAGCGCGATCCATGGATCCATGAGCTATGCTCGCACGTGAGCCATCGTAGTGTGACTCATCATGCTCACGAGCTAGCCAACGCTCATGATCTGCTAGAACGATGGCCCGCATGCGATCTGCATACGTCACTGTCCTAACCTCCTAAGTTGTCCTATCTGACTGACATACACAGTATCGAGGACAAACATTAGATCTAGCTGAGATCTGTGTAAAGATGTAGTAAAGAAGTATCATGTGACATGTGATACAATGTGGGGAACTATTCACTAGTTTGTACCGAACCATTTTGGTGCCATACCATCGATTTCTTAGATACCGCATATTGCACCGAGTAACGTAGGTATACTACCCAAGGCGACCGACCCTGCACAAATATGGAGGTTCATACAAATGAGTGAAACCGAAGCCCCGCAGCCCGATACCCCCGAGACTGAGGGAGACATGGAAACCGAGGAAGACGAGACAACCGAAGACGGTGACGAGGATGCCGCAGAACCCGAGTAACGAAGAAACACCAGACAACACAGATACGCCAGACAACACAGATCTGCCAAAGGATCCTGACAACGAGGAAATCGAGCCGCTGGCATTCGGCCTGAGTGATGAAGCTTTGCAGAAAGAGCTTCATTCCTATGCTGCTGCGCTAAGGCAGGAATTCAGCGATTCACAGAACAAGACGGCTAGCGCGCAAGAGGAAGCTCAGAATGTTGAGCGGTATACGCGTGAGTTCTTCAAGAAGAACCTAGCTCACGCAGCCGCTCAGATCGTCTGGTTGTCTTCAAACTCTACGAGTGATTCAATCAGACTGAAGGCTTCACAGTTCATCGTGAAAGAAGCACTTGCAGCATCTGCCCAAGATGGTGATCCCATCTCTGAGTTGCTACGTTCGCTGCAAACCCCCACTCAGCCCACAACATCGTAGCTAACACCACAGGAACCCCAAACCCAAGTGACCGCTACGCCACAGGCTGAGCCAGGTATATCAGACGAACTCCTGTATAAGAAGCTGGGGTTCAAGCCACATTCGTCAGGCCAATCTGAATACCTGTATAGCACCACACGTTTCAACATTCCATGCTGTGGCCGGCGATACGGTAAAAGCCAAGTCGCCGGTCACCGCATGACTCACAAGTCTTTCGTGCCTGACTCAATCAACTGGATCATCGGTACTTCATATCGTATCGGTGAGAAAGAGTTCCGTGTAGTGTGGAATGATTACCAGGAGTTGGGCATCCTGAAATATTGTCGCAAGGCGTACTCACAGCATCAAGGCGACATGTATATCCGCACGCCATGGAATTCATTGATTCTGGTCGTGTCAGCAGATAACCAAGATAGCTTGTTAGGCGAGGGGCTAAGCCATGCTATCTTGTGTGAGTCTGCTAGACACGACCGGAGTATCTGGGAGCAATACATCGAGCCAGCCTTGTCTGACTTGAAGGGCACATGTGACTTCCCAAGCACACCCAAGGGATACAACTGGTACCACGGCTTGTGGATGCTCGGACAAGAATCTGCGATCTTCAACAACCAATTCAATGCCGGTAAGAAACAGCTTACTGCATATCGTTCCTGGCAGTTCCCCACGTGGGAAAATACAGTACGCTTTCCGGGCGGTTTCGAGGATCCAGAGATTCAGCGTGTATATCAGGTTGTAAGCTCACACTGGTTCCGTCAGGAATACGGTGCTGAGTTTACTGCCATGACCGGATCTATCTACGAGGAGTTCCGTGAAGATAAACACGTCATCCAAGCGGCCGATTACGATTTTCATCCAGATTGGCCAAACTACCTCGCCTTCGACTATGGCTTTGCAAATCCATTCGTCTGCCTCGATATCCAAGTAGACCCAGCTACCGATACTGCCTATGTGTGGCGCGAGTACTACGAGACTCAGCGTTCCACGATGGAGCACGGTTGGGCACTCGTCAATCGTGAGAGTCCACCGGGATACCATGTAGATGGTATGTGGGGCGATCCGCGTGGGGCAGATGAAGCCGCGACTCTGGCGCAAATCATTGGATACGTGGCATTCGAAGATGTGCGATGGAAGCGAGCCGTAGAACAGATCAAGAGGATGCTGAAGCATGATCCGCCCAAACTACTTGTCACAACTGCTTGTCCCAATCTCGTCCGGCAGATGCTCAAACTCCATGTGAAAGAACAAGGCAAAAACACGAAGTTCGATCTACAGGAGCAGACAGGTGACGGTAATATCCAGCATAAAGTCGATGATCACGCGGCTGACGCGCTCAGGTACTTCATCGGCCCCTACTTCGTCGCAGGAGCAGACTCCCACATCACAGACATCTACGGAGAAAACTACAAAGGCTCCGAGTCGGAAGACTTCTTCACGCTCAACACGCAAGTCGTAATGGACGACGTTTTCACTGTTGGTAATCCTTTCGGGGTATAAGGATATAGCCTATGGCTAAGCCTAGGAAACCAAAGCCACAGAAGCGCAAGACTCATCACAACGATACCAAGCGCACACGTAAGAAGTTTGCGAACATGGCCAATGCTCCTGGTCAGTCCAATGAACAGTCGCAGACCACTCCTGTGCAGCCTTTGACTCCGAAGGCCCCGCGCCACGCGAGTACGGGTACTTCGTATCAATCGAGTGGTATCACTGATGACATGATTCAGCAGCCTGACTTGAATCAGGAGGTTGGATCCAGTCAGCCTGTTCAGATTATCGAGATTGTACCGGAGCTAGTCAGTCCGTACACTCGACTTCGCACCTACACATACATGATGAACGATGCAGGTGTCGATGTATCGATGCGTGCTGTCAAGACACCTGTACTCGGCGCAGATTTCTATCTTGATCCCTACGACAATCTGCCGATCAATATAGAAGTTGCAAATTTCATCGAGGACAATCTGGTTGACGGGATGACTTCGCCGTTTTCTAACTCACTTGAAGATATCCTACATTTCTTCGAAGACGGCTATGCTGTCTTGGAAAAAGTGTATGAGATGCGTGAGTGGACTCCGCCGGGTCAGGGACGTAACACAAAGAACTATACGATGCTCAAAAAGCTCGGTGTCCGTCCTCCGAGTACAATCGGGACAATCAGTTACGACAATAACGGCGAAGTCACGAATATCGTGCAAAATGCCATTCGCGCAGACAAATCAAGTGAGAACGTGACAATTGATGCGGCTAAGCTGTTGATGTTCACCTTCTCACGTAAGGGTGGCGATCTGACTGGCCGCAGCCTGCTACGTACAGCATACCCACACTGGTATTACAAGACTCACTTCTACAAGATCGATGCAATCCAGAAAGAGCGTCACAGTCTTGGCGTGCCCAAGGGTATCCTCAAGCCAGGGTATACAGCGCAAGACAAAGCTGTGCTGAGGAATCTGCTCAAGAATCTTCGCACCAACGAGGAAGCTTTCATGCTTCTCGTGCCTAATGTGGACGTGGAGTTTGCACAGATCCACGGGAATCTGGTGGACGCGCTTGACTCAGCAGCTCATCACAACACGATGATTCTACTGAACGTCATGGCTGAGTTTCTTGCCATAGGTTTTCGTGGATCGTCGGGTAGTCGAGCCGCTGGTGCTGTCCAAAGTGACACGTACTTGAAGGCTCTCAGGCATGTTGCCAACTACATCTGTGATGTAGTCAACATGTATTTGATTCCAGAACTCGTAGTCTGGAACTACCCGACGAAAAACTTCCCCAAGCTAAAGGCAAGGAATATCGGTGAGACTAAGGATCTTCAGATGCTTGGTGCGGCTCTCTCGAATCTCATTGCCCAAGAAGGTATCACAATGGATCAGCCCACAGAAGACTGGATACGTGCTACCTTCGATATGCCCAAGAAACAACCCGATGCACCTGGACAACGTGTGCCTACAAGAGAACAGATCCTGGCACAAGGTGATATCGGATCACAAGGTAATTCAACTAACGGACAACCAAGCATCACACCGCCTGACACAACTAGCTCTGGAAACGGGAAATCGCAGAAGGGAAAAGTCAAGATTACCACGGGGACTGGTAATGTCAACAAACCTGCAAGCGGACCAGAATAAAGAGTCAGGTAAATCACTAAAGAAACTGTCGAAGCTGACAGTAGGAACATACTACGTCAGAAACGGGAGACTGTATTACATCGTGGATATCAACTGGAAACTGTGTAAGTTCAAGGTTGAGAACTGCGAGACTCTGATAACCGAAACAATGTCCTCAGAGCAACTACAATCTATTGCAAAGGAGGTGAGAATCATACATGTTGGAGACAGCACTAGCACAGCTTGAGCCTAGTAGCGAGGAACTAGGTTCGTCACAAGAGAATGCCATGTGGATCGAAGCTCTGCCTGCGCGTGTCTACACGACACCGCAGTATGGCGAGGTTCCTGTGACAACCGAGAAGCTCGAACGAATGGTTGCTAACTTCAAGTCTGGTATTCGTGGACAAGAAATTGCAACCGATTTTGAGCATGGTTCCGATACTGCCAAGGGCAAGCAAGCATCGGGCTGGTACAAGGACTTCGATATTCGCCCAAGTAGTGATGATCCTGAGCAAAAGAGCTTGTGGGCACAAGTCGCGTTTACTGACGATGCGAGGAAAGAGATCGTTGAGAAGAAGTGGAAGTATTGGTCGCTTGAATGGGACGATGAATACTTCGTCAACGATTCCGGTGAGACTGTCGCTGACGTCATCATTGGCGGTGGTCTAACGAATCGTCCCGTAGCCAAGCGTACCATGCCCATCAACTTCAGCGAGGATCTGTGGAACGAGCTGGATGAAGATACTCAGAAGCAATTCGCTGTGTGGTCAACTGCGTCAGTGAATGACCTGCCTGACAGTTGCTTTCTGTATATCGAGTCCGGCGGTAAGAAGGATTCTGACGGAAAGACTACTCCACGTAGTCTGCGTCACCTTCCTTACAAGAACGCATCTGGCTCGATTGACTTGCCTCACCTGCGTAACGCCATTGCACGTATCCCACAGATGAAAGGCATATCAGACAGTCTCAAGTCATCACTGCAAGCCAAGGCTAGGAGACTGTTGGGCGGTAAGAACAAGTCAATGGCGGAAGATGAGGAAACCAAAGCTGCCTACGATAAGCTCACTGAGCTGGGATACGACGTGAGTTTCGGTGAACAGAAGGAATGGGAGTATTCGTGGCCTGGTACTGGTTCACCACCTACTCCACAGATCGGATCAGGTGAACCACCTGGACAACCTGATCCGGGTACTGGTCAGTATGTGCCACGACAGCAGGGTAACCCTGCTAAGGAAAATCCTGATATCGGTGGTGGCTGGAGAAGAGATCCTCTACCGAGAGATCCTGCAACGGATCCGGGTGCACCAACATCAGGAAATCAAACGCCTAAGCCTGGTGGCACAATCTATACTAAATTCACAGAAGGAGGTGGAAAATTGACGCTGGAAGAGCTAGCAAAGCTCGTTGGTATTCCCACTGATGGTGTAGACTTCGACGCAATGGCAGATGACGAAGCTGCTACCAAGCAGTTCAGTGAGAAGATCGAAGAGCGTGTCAAGACTGTCTTCACTGAGCATTCTGCTTTCAAGAAGGACGTGAGTGCTAGCGGTGAAGAGAAGGCATTTGCTGAGCAGTTCCCACACATGTGGCAACAGCATCAGCAGATGATCGAGACTGACAGAACTACAAAGGCTCATCAGTTTGCTGAGTCTGTCAAGTCGATCACACGCACCGAGGGTGACAAGCAAGTGCCGACAGCCAACGGTTTGTCTGCACTCGCGATGGACAAGCTCAGTCAGGTGCACAAGAAGTTTGCCGAGGGAACCGTGACTCTCGCAGACTTCGAGGATGCCGTAAGCACCATCGTACATGGCGGTATCGTGTCGTATGGTGAGAATGGTAGTTCTCGCCTGTCTGACGATCATGGGCACGTTCTCGATACTCGCAGCATGGGCGGTCTTCAGTCTGCTCGCAAACTGTTTGCAGAGAAGGTCGCTGAGGCACAGAAGGATCATGCAGATGATCCGAAGTTCACGTATGAAATGGCAATCAACGAGGCTGCCAAGAAGTATCCTGATCTAGCGGATGCTTATCAGATGGCAGCTCCCGCATAGAAAGGGGGTGATGTAAATGGCATGGGGAAACTTCCTGCTCGATATCGGTATGGACGTAACACCTGGTAACGCGATCACAAAGTTCCAGGCTGTGAAGTACGATTCTGCACTAGCTACCGAGCATGTGCTTCCCATCGCTGCAATTACTGACGTGATTGCAGGCTTTGCACAGTTCAACGTCACCCTGAATGACCTCAACAGAGGTAAGGGTGCATCTGTACGTGTGCATGGTGTTACCGAAGCTGTCGCGTTTGGCGCTATTCCTCTTGGTAGCCTCGTGACGTTGGAGGCTAACGGTCAGGTGAGTGCTGCGGTAGCTGCAAGTGGCAAGCGACTTGTGGGTAAGTGTGTGGGATCACCTGCTGTGAATGCCGGCGATCGTATCGCACTTCTCATCAATCCCTACGGTGGCGTTGCTTAGAAAGGTGGTGACAGAGAATGTACGATCCTAGTGGTCTATATATCGACCCGGTACTCAGTAACTTCTCAGTGTCGCTGCCTATGCAGCAGCAATACTACGGGATTCGACTGTTGCCGGAAACACCTGTACGAACCCAGTCTGGCACATACCGTGTGTATGACCGCTCTGACTGGCTGATCACAGAAGATAGGCGTGAGCCTGGTACGGTTGCTCATGAAGTTGTCGGGTTCAAGTGGTCTTCGGACTTCTTCAACACACGTGAGCATTCTCTACAGGTGCCGATCTTCGATGAAGAGCGTCAACAGCTTTACAGCCTTGGTGGTCTAGCAGACCCGGTATTCGGTGGTGTGCAGATCCTCGATCCTGAGCAGAATGCTGTGGACAAGATTGTTCGTAGCATCATGATCAATCACGAGAACAAGGTTGCGACGCTTCTTCGCAATACTGCAAACTATCCAGCCGCAAACACAACAACCCTCACAGGCGCGCAGCAGTGGGATCAGCAGACTGGTGGTACTTATCCATACGTCACGTCTGACCCTGTTGCGAATATCATGACGGCCATGCGTGCTGTGTACTCAGCTACACTCCGCTGGCCTAACGTGATCGCCATTCCTACTCAGGGTCTGTCGTACATCGAGCAGCACCCGCGCATTGTCGATCGTTTCAAGTATTTCAGCCTTACCTCGGATGATGCATTCCAGGCAATCACTGGTTTCCAGGGTCAGGTTATCTTGCTCGACTCGACTTACAATGCTGCACAGAACCTCGATGCAACGCTGAACTTGCAGTGGTTCTGGGGTAAGGACGTATGGATCGGTATCGTAGATCCTACACTTGGGCAGAATGTCATGACCTTCGGTAAGACGTTTGCTCAGGTTTACCCCGATGG